AATAGCGCGTCCTTTTCGTCATCGTACAATAATGTCGTTATGCGCAACTTCTTCATTATTCTTCCTCCACCCCCACACCCTGGCCCCCGTTCTGTCCAAATCCGCCAACATTCAAGCCCTGCGCCAGCATCGCGCCGCGCTGGGCGGCCTTCTCCTCGTCTCGCTCAACCTGCTCCGCTTCGGCCTTCTCAAGCTCCTCGGCCACGTCATATTCGACGCCAAAAGCCGCCGCAGCCTGGGCCACCAAAAGCGCCGCCGTTTCGTGGGTGATGTAGCCCTCGTCTTCGGCGGTTGTGACGCCGGCCACAACCTGGTTGAAGGTCGTCGCGGCGGTGGCGGTGTCCTTGGCTGAGAGTTCCGGCATGATAATGTCGATTTCTGCCGGGTCGTTTCCGGGGTAAGCTCTGGCTATAATGGCCTGGTCGCGGACGGTGTAGCATATCCTAAGCAGCATCTTTTTAATCACCATCTGCTTGGACTTCAAGCCCCGGTACGCCGGGCCGCTTTGCTCCGTGGCCGTGGCCCGGTTGGTGTCGGAGCCGTCGCCGAACCAGTGAAAGGGGAGGCCCATCGCGCCCAAGATTGTCTTGATTTGTTCGGCGTGGGTGGCGATAGAGCTACCTTGCCCAACGTCTGGGGCCAGCACGGTGGTTTCTTCGTTTTCATTGTGATAGTTTCTCATGCCAGCCCGGAGAGGTCGCTCTCCGCGCTTTTGAGCATAGGCCGGCAGTTCGGCATCGCTTTTTCCAATCACTTTTATGTCGATCAAAAAATAGCTTTTCACGCGCTCGGCTACACTCATATTATACAGCGTCTCGTCAGCCTGGTCGATCATATCGGCCACCGGAAGCAGCGCCGACCAGCCGCGTGGCTGGTTGCTCAAGCTGCCCCAGGTGCGATAGATGCATGAGCCGGTGTAGTCTCTCAGCCCGGCGTCTCTGAGCATGGCAACTTCCCACGGCTCATACTGCGGCGTGACGTTGGCCGCCGTTACCAGCAGGCCCGGAAAGCGGGCCGGGAACACCATCTCGCCCTCGGCGGTTGAAAATATTACGTCGTCATCCTCTCGGATAATTCGGTATATCCTAGCGTGCCCGTCGGTGGTCTTGCGTAGTACAACGGCCGCCCGGCTCATGGCGTTGCCCGGCTCGGTGACGACATTCTCGATGTCGCCAGGGTCGATGTAGCCCAGCCGGGCGCGGCCATCGGTTTGGCGCACGAAGACCGGGAAACACTGAGAGCCAAGAAGGGGAAGCTGGAGCGCGAACTCCATCACCCGGTCGGTCATGTTATTGTCATCCCAAAAGGCATCGAGGATTTCTTGCAGTGCTTCGTCCTCAGTCCTCGGCGCAACTTCCGCAGATACAAAGTGATTACGCATCACATCCATGATCCATGATGCAACTCCGCTCTGTTCGTAGAGCTTCCAAATTGTCTCCATCGCCTTTTGGGGGTCTTCCGCGTACTCCCGGGCCAAGCGGCCGCCAAGCGCCTTGTAGCCGTAGCTGGTCAGCCCGGCGGAGGTCGATACCGACTCATCGTTGCCCCCGTCTCCGAAGCCCTCGCGGTAGGCGGTGCTGGCTGCTTCCGTGATGCGCTTGTCGGTTTTAGCAACAACCGCACTAATGCGATTGTTTGCCTCCAGGGTGGCCTCGACGATGCGTTGATCCGAGCGTTCCACTTCCCTGCTCACGCGCTCGTCTAACATGGCCGGGGTCACGCCACCAACTACCTCAATTATTTGATCTCTTAGCGTTACCATAATCTGCTCCTGCGTTCTGGTTTGTAGTCGTCCAGGCTCACGTCCTGGACGTAGCCGCCGGCCTTCGTGCCGCCGACGATATACGAGGCGGCATATCTCAGCGCATCTAACCAGTGAAATTCAGACTTACGTTCTATAACGTCGGTCGGTGCACCGTTTTCGTCCACCTTGCGGCTGTATCTTCCAAACTCGTCTCTAAGCCCCTTTAGGTTGCGAAACACCCGCAGCCGGTCAGTTTTTAACAGCGTCGTTACCCGGTCGATGCCGCTCTCTACGTCTGCGATGGGCGGCCCCTCGACCCGCAGCCCCGCCGCTTGCCAGTCCATGCGTTGCTGCTTCTCGCTTTTGGCCCCGCCAACTGCGGTCACGTTCGACAATTCGGGCGGTAGGTGGCGCTTGGTTTGGGCTACGTGGCCCGCCGTGTCTTGTTCGCCGCCGTGTATGCCGTGATGAGCATACCATCGCCCGTCGGCGGGGTTGAGGGCCAAATAGAGCTTGACCGTGTTGACCGGGCCAAAGTCCAGGCCCACCACTCGCTCCCACTCCGGCGAGATAGGGAACGGATCAACCAACATTGACGGCTTGAAGTCCTTGTAAATCAGGCCCGCCGGGGTTGCAAACTCGCCCCGGTAAAACATCAGAAAGCGCCAGTCTTGCATCTTGCCTTCGGCCCGCCGGAATTCAGCCTCCGGGAAAGCGGGGTTGATAATTGACGAAAATTGTATCACGTCTATATCCGGGTCGCCCTCCTGCCAAGGGTCGTAAATCTCGGTTTTGAGCCAGCCCAGATTATAAATGGTGGTTGAGCCAAAGACCCGGCCTTGAGCCAGCGACAAGCGGCGTAAAACCGCCTCCCACACGTCCAGGCTGAAACCGTCCTGCCCGCACTCGTCGAGCCAGGCCGCTTTAGCCGTGGTGCTTTCCAGGCCGCCGGGGCTGGCGGCAGAGCGCAAAATGATGCGCCCCCACATTGGATCATCGGAGCGGGTAGCCTGGAACTTGCCGGTGTCCGGGTTTTTTAATTCGATGATCTTATCTCCTGCCCACCACTTGCCCACCTTCAGCAGCGACTCGAACACGGTGCGCGTCTCCGGTAGCATTTTGAGCTTAAAGAGATCATATGAAGCGGTGGCGGCGATGTAGTCGCCGGGGCCGATGCGCTGGATTTCTCGCCACAGCCACCAAGGGCCGAATGAAGTTTTGCCGCCCTGCGTTCCGGCCAGCATAAAAACAAAACGCTTTTCGCTATTCCAAGCTCGCGTCTGGCCCTGGTGGAGCGATAGCCGCACCGCTCCGCCGTCAATTCTCCATATGTTCATCTGGGGCCAATTCGACAATAACCTCTTTAATAGCGATGGTATCGCCGCCGCTGGTAATATCTCTTTTCTCCGGCGCATATACCCCGATGATCTTCTCGATAGCCGTCGCCTGTTGACTGGCAACCGTCAGATAACGCGGGTCGCCGTTGCGCTCCTCGGTTTTAATCTGAGCCTTGGTTCTCGTCTCCGGCTTGGCCCCGTCTTCGGCTGACCGGGGGCCGCTGTCTATCGTCTCTTGTATCGTCGTTTCCTTCGGCTTCTTGCTCTCGGCGTAGTCGGTCAAGGCCAGGGCCAGCAGATGCCGCCGGACGCGCAGGGCTGCCGTGATCGCCTCGGAGGTCTCCGCTACGCGCTCTTCCTGCCATTCGATTTTGAGGGCTTCGAGGTCGCGGCTCACGGTCATTTGTGTAACTTCGATATTGTACCGGGCCTTCAGAGCGTCGGCTATGTCCTGCTGTTGACTTATGCCCTCCGCCCACAAACCCGCTATCTTGCTACGGCGGTATAATATTTTCTTGTTCTTCGTGCTTTTCTTTGATGTCATAATATTCAGAATATGGTAAACATTTGAGTTACGGTCTCAGCCGCCGGGGTCAGGGGCGTGAGCCTGCGTCTCTACGTAGTCGAGCTTGGCAAGCTGTTCGGCCTTGAGTTCGTCGAAATCTCGCAGCGAGGAGGCCAGCCAGTCATTGCGGATGGCCTTGAGGTCGTTGCTGACGGTCTGCTGGGTCAGGCCCAGCCGCTCGGCTATAGTGGCCTGGATGATGCCGGCGCAGTAGAGCGCGGCTATCTCGTGTTTATCTTTTTCGCGTTGCGTTTTGTTTCGTCTCATACAAGTTTACATGTTTACAAGTTTTAGCCGCCGTTGCTGAGTAGCTGGGGCTGGTGGTCGGTGTGGTCGGCGTACCTCTCTAAAATCACGCTACAGTATTTTTCAAGCTGCTCGATACCGTAGCCTATCCTGCCCTCGTTGTGAGCCGCCAGTATCGTGGTTCCGCTTCCGCAGAAGGGGTCGAGCCAGATGTCGCCGGGGTCGGAGTAGGCGCGGATAAAGAAGGTGGGGAGTTTGACGGGGAATGGAGCTTGATGTATCCCCGCTCCTTCCGCTGGACATTCGATGACATTTGACGGAAGCGATACACCTTCATGGTAGCCAAGGTGTTTATAGCCGCCGGTAAAGGGCGTGTCTGTTGTGCTTTTCTGGTTTAGCGGGTGATAATCAAACGCGCCCCCGGTTACCGCTCCGGCTTGATGGGGAGTGAATTTTATACTTGCAGTTGCGCCGAAATGATAGACAGGTTCAAAGGCATTTTTCAACCTGTTGGGCCATGTTCCCGGCACCCCGTTTTTTGTATTACGCCAGCATAATTCATCGACAAATAACCATTTCCACCGTTGAGACATCGCCTTTACCAAATCAAAAACATAAAGACTTCTTTGCCCATCTTCGCAATGCGGCTTAATGTTCACAAAAAAGCTACCATCCTCCGCAAGCACTCCCCTCACATTCTCCTGAACCGCATCCCACCATTCAACATATTCAGCAACCGGCAC